TGACATACATTTTATAAAAGTCTTCGACTTGTATATTCTGGTATAAAAACCCATTTTATTAAAATCTCAATACCCCCGAGGGAGTAGATCAATTAATAAAAATTTTGGGATAAAAATTTCCAGTTTATATGATAAACTCCCATTTGGGAGATTTTATATAAAACACAGCTAAAAATGGTAAACTACCTCTTTCGGCAAAAATGCTGTGTAATATTTTGTATAAGTTACTTTTGCAACTTCGCTATAAATATATCAGATATATCTTTAGCGGTTTTAGTATCATCAAAAGTCGTTGATTGTACTTCGAAAATACCTATTCCTTTATTCAAAGTTTTTGTATCCATTTTATTCATTAATAAAGTGATAAAAGACTTAAAATAAAGGTTTTGTTTTGTTCCTTCTATTAAGGTTTCTGGTTTTGTATAAAACGCAGTTAAGACATTAGATATTCTATCCATAGGTATAATAACATCTATGTCTTTAAATATAGTTTGTGGAGATGTTTCTCTAGAAAAGATTTCTCTACTAACTTTGTATTTAACATGTTTAATAAAACACGTATCGGTAATTTTTCTAATGGTTCTCCATTACCGTTCACTAAATCTTTTATACTCATCAACAAAGTTGGGAATACAGGATCTTGTGTATAATTTTCCAACACTGGTTTTAAAAATTCCACAAAACGAGATATTGGTATTTCTCCTGTTATTGCATTAGTGGGTTGTGTTGGTTGTTCAGGTTGTGGTGGTGATACAGTACTAGTATTATTTCCTAAGAGAGAACCTAATAAGTTTCCTCCAATTCCTCCTAGTGCGTTACTTAACATACTTGTTCCAGTATTCACTATACCATTCAACAATGGACCTCCTATAGAGGACAATGCTGAACCTGCAATTCCTAATATTGAAGCTAAACCGAAGAAAACAATTGCTACTTCGTCATTAACATCACCTGGGATACAAACATGATGTAAACTACCTGCAATATTAGTTGGTAATCTAGAGTGCACAGTGTATGTTCCCACTACTGGTCCCATAGCTCCTGCACCCTTTGGTACTACATGCGCAAAACGCATGAATTTTTGAGTTATAGCATTATCATCAGATCCTTCAGTATCAACTAAAGAAGGTAGATTTAATGGTATAGCCATAATCTCATTTTTAATTAGTTCTTTTTCAATAAAAACTGGAAATTCATCTAAATCTAAATTTTCCTCGGAACCTTCACTATAATTTACATTTTCTTCTTCTGGTTTTACACCTACTGCTGAAGTTATAAAATTTTGTGGGTCTAAGAATTTATCATTAGGTATCTCATCTACAAAAACTTCGTCAGAATAAAAATTAATTGTATCCAAATCATTACAATTTAAACTCAAATAATTTTCAAACATTTCTGTAATTTCTGTTGGTGCTGCTTTACGAGGTTTTATTGGATGAGAAAATATAGAATTTCCTGCTTTTATTGCAATTCGAACTTTTACATCAGCTGCATCAGCTGTTCTATTTATACCAATTAATCGATATTTTAATTCACATTTTGCCTCATCTGTTCGTAACCACGGATTCAACCAATTTCGTGGTCTTATATCTGTATACTTAACTCCATGGAATTTTGCTGGTGTTAGTGGAATTTCTACTTTAGAACCAAATTGAATAAAATAACGGTGGGAATTTATATTGGCATCAAAAACTTCAATAACTCCTGAAATTTGTGGAGGTCTTGAAACATTGAATTGAACATATACTGTGTGAACAAAACCATTATATCGTTTTCCTGTTGTCCACAAGTTCCTTTTCCATGGTAAATTAAATGATTCACCTTTAGTATAAATAGTATATGGGTTAATAATTAGAGTTTGAAACTCTCCAATTTTTGAAGCATCTAATGTTATTGTAGATAAATCAACCCATTTTGTATTTAAATGTGCTGTATTGTTTTTACTTTTAGTCACATTTTTTGTAACAGTAGCTGGTGTTGGTGCTCTTGTTTCTACTTCTACTGTATTTGGAACTTCACTTACTAGTGAACTATTTTCCTCGGATGTTAAACCACCCTCTGCATTTACTTCTGCAGAATCACTATACCATGTTATTGTGTCCACTGGTGGTGGTGGTATAGTTTGTGGTGTAAAATTAAGGAAAGGTGCTTCAATAGCTGTTGTTGTTTCATAATTAATCGTTTTTGTATAAATTTGTAAAGGATGTCCTGTTAATTTTACATTGTGAACACAACAAAATACTGTTACATTCAAAGGATCATTTAAAGACTCACTGCTATTGTTTTCTATAGTTCCAATTTTTATTGAACCGCCACTTTGGCCTGCTCTTGGTGGTCCTGTCATACTTACCATTGATAAATCATTGGAGTATGGAACAGTCACAACAAGAGAAGGTGAAGCTGCTGGTTTCCATCGTACACCTCTAGTTACTACTGATTCATCTAATTCAGGTGCATGTACATTAAGATATATAGCTGTACCTAAAGGTGATGGTATATGAATTATATAAGATACATCATAACTTATATATTGATAATAACCTACGAATAGTGATTGTAAAGGAGCCATCCAGGGATTTATAGTTATATAACTTCCTACTGCTGGTAAAGAAAATATTTTTGGTGTAAAAGCACTGTATGCATCTCCTAAAATTGCACTACCGAATATAAACGATGGTGTTTTTCGATTTGTTGGTTTTCGTAAATAAAAGGATAAAATTGAGTCACAATAAGTTTGAATATTTAAACTCTGTGCTTCTCCTACTTCGCTGACTAAATGTCCTTTTTCTGTACGATCATCGATTTGCCCTGATTTTAATATTGAGTCAATCCCAAGTGATACACGTAGGGGTGAATCCAATACCGTAATGCTTAGTGGCTTGGCATTACCTTTTGATTTATTCATTTTATTTGTTTTATTCATTTTAATTTATGTTTATTGTTACATATTCTGTTATAAGATTTGTTATAACAGCTGGATAGTTAGTACTCTTTTTAATAGTCGTATTACGTAAATCTTGAATTGAATTATCGATTCTAGAAATATCGTCTTTAACAACTAAAATTTCCAATTTTAAATCTTCTTCAACTTTATTAATATTACTATTAGTTTCTTTGAGATCAATTTCAAGTACTTCAACCGAAGTTTCTAATGAAACTATAGATTGAGTATTTTCTAAAGTTTGATCATTAAGTCGATTTATTTTATTTTCTTGGGAATTTATTTTATCATCTTGAGCATTAACTTTATTCTCTAATAAAGACGTTTTATTATTTAATTCATTGAAACCTAAGTTTAATTGAATTATATCGTTTTTATTAGTTGTTACATCTTGATCAATTTTTACAAGTTTTTCATCAGTTAATATTATATAAGAATCTAATGTATTTCGTATAGAAATAACATCACTATTCAAACTTACTATACTAGCTGATAAATCACCATAAATATCATCAAGTTGTCTACCTAAGGAATCTACTTGAGATTTCAATAATATGAGATCGTCAGTATTTTTCTTAGTTTGTACGCCTAATTCTGTTATATCGAGTACATGTGAGTCACTTAATACTTTCATTAACGTTGAGTTTTCTTCAAATACTTTTTCTTTTAATTTAGAATCCATGATATCTTTGATCATATTCTCTCCCAATATCATCATAAGACTTTATAGTACAATTATGTAATTGTTCCCACAAAACCTTATGTTCACATTGTGAAAGTTTTTCTATAAATTCATCATAGTACTCCTTTCCATGAAGATAAACTTCAAACAATTGTTCAGTTATTAAATTTTTCCATATATCAACTTTACAAGGAAGAGTTTGAGTCCATATAAAAGGGTTTTCTATTGAATCTTTTACTAAGGGAGCTACACATTTTCCATATAACAAAACAAATTTTCTTTTAAGAAAACTTATTTCTTTAATATCCAAAAATGCAGATTCCTTATCACCTTTATTTCCTGGCGTTGCTACTTGTCCAATTTTTATTAGTTCTTCTTTAATAGTATGGAAATTATAAATTTCTGCGTATTTATTGGAAACAGTTTCAATTTTATCATCACCATACGATATATGTCTTGTATTTTCAGTAAATTCCACCCAATTAGTATTAGTTAGTTTTAACCAAATATAGTAAGAATACATTGTATTGATAATGCAGTTTATTATTGTTGTTAAATAAGCTCCACTTTTATTTCCTCTATTGGTACGATAAACAGTATCATAATCTACTATAAAAGTATCGATATTTTCTACTTTTGAAATTATACGTAGTTTATGTAATGTATCATTTTTATCGTACTTACATAATTCAATTATTATGTCGTAAGCTGCATGCATAAAACTTCGAGGTAAACGTTTATCATAGTTTGCATAATCCATATCTAGCCAATTGGGATGAACATCCAAAAATTTGTATAGATCATTCCATTGTGTGCTGTGTGGGTTTATACCTACTGCGTTAAAACATTTGTGGCTGTTCTTAATAAATAAATTCTTTAGTTGTTGCCAACACATTGAATCCGTTATTAAAACTTCCACTGGAACACAGTGAAAAACACGAGTTTTTCCTTGTGCAATCTTTTCTAGTTTTACACATTCATCTTTTAATTTTGAAGCTGTTAATGATAGAACACGTTGCCCATGCTTTGCTGAATCAATCCTAAAAACTAAACGTTTCATTAATTCTCGTCCCCAAGCATCTTCTTTAATAGTACGTATACCATTTTCATCCATATCTATTAGATCTTTCTTTAATGGTACTCCACTTAAACTCCATGGTAATCCTGACGCTTTTGAAGTATCAATGCCATGAACGAATTCATATTCCGGGGTTCCGTTTAAACCATCAAATAGCAATTCATCATCAGTTTTTCCGCTTAAATCAATAAATTGATCTTTTAAAACACCTTGTAAATATTTCAAATAATCCTCTTTTACTTTAATTAAAATTTCCATATCTGGTTCAGGTAATGTTTCTCCCATTTTAGACATTGGATCTAAAACAAGAGAAGGCATACCTAACTTATTTCGTGGCAATTCAATTTTTATTCGTGAATCATTTGGTGATAATGCTGCTGGTGCTTTCTTTTTCTCGAACTGTGAAGTCCAAGGTGTTATTTTCCAGTGTGATAAAGATGTTTTTGCTGCTGGTAGAGATTGTTCTATTAAAGTACCAATCGAAGTAAATTCATTTCCTGGTGGTAAATTATTTCCTATGTTACCATATTTTATGAGTTTACTCCAATGATCATTTTGAGAATAAAATTTTATATTATCTATTGATTTATTATCAAAATAAAAATCTTCCGTTGTTATAAACGCTCCGTATCCATGAAATTCTCCAGCTCCATTGAACATTCCAACTAATTTTCCTGTATGTTTACCAGAAGCTAAAATAATTGGTCCACCGCAATCTCCTATTTGTGACATTAAACCAGAAATTATAGCTTCAGATATAGTTAATACATCGATATCTATTACTTTCTTTACATTTAAGTCGTCATTTACATAGTTAATTGCATGTGATTGTAGTAGGGCTTGTTGTCTCCCTTCGTAAGATATATTTACTGGACAAGTTTGTTTACTTTTTGGTAAATATACCACCGCCGCTGCATTTTTACAATTAGACAACCATTGATCCTCACGTAATAAATAGGGTTCAATTGAGCTAAAACGTTTAGTGTTGGGACAGCATTTCTTCAAATCAAAATCTAAAGTTTTAATTTCCTCTAAATTTAAGATTCTTAAAATTGCTAAATCTCTAACATAATCGATGTCTTTTATAACTGCTACTTGAAAACCTAAATTCAAATTAAGTGGGTCATTTGTTTCACCTACCGATTTAAACCGTACGTAATCACAATCACGAACTGTGTGTGCTGTTGTTAATACACAGTTTCCTGAACCTAAACCATAGTTTCGATAAACATAAGATTTTTTATAAGCTCCTAAGTACACAAGATTAGATTTTACTATTTTACTAGTTACATCAAGAACTTGTGTATCACTTGAGAATTTTATTACGTCGATAATTTTTTCTTTGGGTTCGTCGGGAATGCCATTGAATTCATCACGTACTCTATCCAAATGAGCCAATTGTTTTCGCGTAAAACCAACAATTTTTCCGTCCAAAATTGAGTTCCAGATAAAAATGTTGGTTATACACAAAAATTCATTATCCTCATATTGGTTTATAAAGTTTAACATATACCATGTTGAGGGATTGAATTTCTTCCATACTATATTTTTAAATTCTAATAATTGAGATATTATCTCTTTCTTAGTACCTGTAAATTGTGCTAGAATTTCAACTCCTTTTCGTGTTACATCGTAATTATTTTCAACGACGTGTGGTTTTACATGTATACATCCAAGAATGATGTTTTCATCAATATCAGTCATTGGTTGTGACTGATCATCGAATATACATGTACTTGTATTATAAACAGTATCTTGTTCTCCTAATAAGCATAGATATTGACTTGCTTCATATGGAATTATTTTCTGTTCATTTATATGTTTATTCAAACATTCTTCACTTAACACTTCTTCAGTTTGAACGAACGTAAAATCTTCATCTGCATCTTCACTTTCTCCTTTTTGCATAACAAAAGTTCTGAAACTTTCAGATGCTTGTGTTTGTATTCTTCCTTTTCGTGCTAGTTTAAGTCCACGTGTTAAGGTCTTTTTGTTAATTTGTTTATTTCCTGAGTAATGTCCTCGGGTTTGTATATGTTGTATATGTTTTTGTTTTCGTGGTGTTTCTTTTGGTTTTGACCAAGCTGTATATAACATATACAATATCACTACTACTAGTGCCATTATAGCCACCAAAATTGCCATATCAATAGTTGTACTTAAGATTTGGTTCCAAAAATCGCTAACATCTACTCCTAACCATTCTAATAATGATATAAAAATATCACAACAATATTGTGATAATTGTCTATGTAAATCACGTAAGAAATTAAGGGGTACATGAAACAGTAGATCTGTAGCGATATCTGTTAGTAAATAAGGTGATCTCCACCAAATCCACATAACATCACGTCGATGGATTCGATCTCTCCAAGCACTCATCATTAAAAATGGCGTATCGTCTAGATTTCTACGTACAAAATTATATAAACTATAATATGCTACTAAATATCCCGTTCCAACTATCCAAACAGTGCTTGTACACCATGCTAAACTTACGCCTACTGACAATCTTAATAAATCTACTATAAAATTTTCTGGTAGCATTGCACTTGATTGAATAAGACTACGGGTCCTATCGCTAACAGGTATTATGTGTTCACCATTCTCGATTATTGGTCCCCATAGGACATCGATTCCTAATACATCATCGTAATAACATACAGCTCGTTGTCTTACCCAAATTTCAGTAAACCTTTGTAGGTGTTGTGGTGCTACCTCGAATAGAGATAAACAAGGTATAAACCTGCTTATAACCATATTTTCGGCATTTTCGTCCGCCCAAACTTGGAAACTTTTTGATGGTATTGTTTCATAACGGAATCGCCTAACTTGATCCCCTGTTTGAGGATCTGTAGTAAAACCATCTGGGTAACTCATTCTTACTGGTTTTGTCTGTAATAAAGGAACCCAATCACCTAAATCAGCTACTGAAGTGATTTTATTTCGAATCGCTGATCTACACTGTTTCTTAATTTCTCGTGTTAAATTCTCTTGAAATGCAGAAACAGTAACTAAATTAGCCATTGCATGTACAGTAGCTGGGAAGTTAAGGTTAAAATGTGCTTGCTCAACTTCTGGTAATCCTCTCCTATTACGTATACTATTTAATAGATCACGTAATTGGTTTTGAGTTAAAGTTACAGTTGATCTAGTATATTCTAGAACTTCGATATAGATTCTTCGTGTTTCTTCTATTGAATCATTAAAAGTTGTTCGTAATGATGTTAAAAATCTACGTCTAGCATTCCTGAATCGTTGTATTCTATCTGGTGGTAACCCGTCTAACAAATGTTGTTCTTCTGGAAAGATTTCATCATCTAAATTTTCCTCATCATGTTGTTCTCCATGTTGGATTACATCTGCTAAATCTTCCTCATCTGATTCTTCATTTGGATTATTAAATATTATTCGTGAATCCTCATTATCCGCCATTAATCGTACATTGTTAAAACGCTGTACTTGTGTATTATAGATCATTTTCTTTTGTGACATTAACTCACAAATTCTATCTACAATATTTCTTATATTGACAGCTTTTCCTTCTCTTCCATGTGTTGCTGTAGCATACAATTGCATTGATTCCATATTGAAGTTCAACCAATCTGGTTTATCAACAAAATTACCATCCTTAGGTGGTTCTTTATTAGGTTTCAATTTCATATGTATACATATTGGAAAACGATTGTGTAAAGCGTCAATAGATTTTATTGTTAATGACGTTGAAGGTAATTCATTACAACTAGCAATGACTAGTTCAGATCTATAAGGTTTTCCTTTTTCTTTTAAATCAGCTTGTACTGTAGAGACTGGTGTTGGTGAAATTAATTGAATCCATTTTAAATGGTCTTTATTAGTTTTATCCTGAAAAGCATCATCAGAAACTGTGATTTCCTGTCCATAATATCCTTGATCGTAATCATCTCTATTTTGAACATTCCACACTTCCCATTTTTCTGCATCGGGATATAGATCACTATAAGATTGTTGTAATTTCTTCTTTACCGCATCTATGAGTATATTTGTGAAAGTTGATTTTCCAATTTGGGATTTTCCATATAGGACAACTCCAATTGGTACTACTCGAGAACCAAAGTTTGTTCTGACTAATTCAACATCGTGTACTAAATTATGTATATTAGTAATTAGTGTAAATATTTGTTGTACACTAGCGTGTTGTTTTAATTCATTCTTTTCTATTGACTTTAATTCTCGTTCGATTTTTTCGGCCCTTTTCTTAACTGCAATTAATCTATTATAAGTTTCATCTCGCATAAATTCACTTGCACGTGATGTATAAATATTTTTTAGATCTAAAATTTCATCTCTAATTGTATTTATTTCACTTATAGCATGAATAATTGTAGTGTAGTTTTGGGATTTTATAAGCCCTGATTGTTCCATAGCTGTTTTTACTTGTGCTTGTATTACTTTTATAGCTTGTATATTTTTAGCTGAGTTTTGTATAAAACCGCTCATATCTATATCAGTAATTTGTGCACCACATATTGTTGCCGCTGTTCCTACTAATGGAATCAGGTCTTCTAGACTTTGATGGGTTATTTCATCCATTTCTTGAATTTGTGGTCTTTGTTCAGTATGTAAGTTTATTGTATCAATAGAATCTGGTTGATTTGTACTTTCTAATGTATCTTGTGATAGTACTCGTGCTATTGAACCTGTTAACGATGAGAACACAGAGTTAAAGATATTATATTCCAAACCAAGCATACTAAAAATTTTAGCACCCTCAGCTAATAAATCTTCTGCGTCCTTTGATTTATAAATTGATCGAAAACAAGCTGCTATACCAATTCTATGTTGATTGAAATGGTCCCACATACTTTGCAATCCTACTGGTTTCACTGAAAGAGTTTTTATAAGTTCTTCCCTGGCTTTTATTCCACACTGTGACAATATACTAGAAATTGGTTTTATAATCAATCCCGATGTATATTTTTCTGTGATAGCGCAGAAAGCCATTACCATAATTGTAGTCCCTAATGCCTCAAGAGGGAATGGTAAGTATGATATTACGAGGCCTAATAATACAAAACTGAGTTCGATACGATTATCAGTTATTGCATTGCTGTATTTTGAAATTCTCATTATTATGTTTTTCATTTTTATTTTTATTTTTGGTTTCCTAAGTTAATAGGATTTTATTTCCTAATTTAATAGGATTATATTTCCATAATTTAATAGGATTATAATAATTTTTGAGTTTCTTTATTCCTCGTTTTTGTATTGTTCGCACAATTTTTCTACTTGGTAGTATTTAGTCTCCATTGTTTTTAAATCTGGATTTTCATCTTTCTTTAAAATTTCTGAAGGGAAAAAGTAGTGTTTTGAGTCTTTAAATTTAATTTTCTTAGTTTTTGATAATTCAATCATTTTATTGAAATTCAAATAGATCATATCCTTTAAATGTTTCTTAATTACTCGTTCCTCTTCTAAGGGAGACAGTTTTCTATCTTTGATCATAAACCATCTATTTTTACTAATATATTGTGGTTTAGTAGGATCAAAGGGTCTTTTATTTGATGGCTCAACAGTTCGTTCTTTAGGTATTGCTCCTTTAGATACATCTACTGGTTTTTCTTTAGGTTTTTCAGACCGACTTATAACCTTTTTCATAGGTTTGTTTTCGTTCTCCAATTCTTCTAAAGTTGGTATTTTATTCTTCTTTTTAACAATTTTAATTTTCTTCTCGAATTTTACCTGTTTTGGTTTCTTTGTTACAGGAGTTTCTTCGGGTTTATGTATTAAATTGTTAAAATATAGTCCATTATCGTCTATTACATACTCAATTTTTCCTTTTAAATAACTTTTTAGTAATGTTATTGGTAAGGTTTCATCGAAGTAGGCTTCTAAACCTGCACTACTAGAATAAAAATCGCCATTTTCGTTTACAAATACCCATTTTCCCATTGTATTTACTTGTTTAAAGTTAGATCGAAGTGATTCATAAACAAATAAATAAACTTTACCTGAGTTTGTTTTAGCAAAAGCTAATTGTTTCTCTAAGGTTGCATTTATGAAAGTCAAATATTCATTGGGGTCAATTTCTATTTTAGATAATAATTCCAATTTTTCTTCGACAATTTTTGCATTTATTATAGGTTTTGTTTCCGGTACGTTAATAACTATATTTCTTACTTCTTCAGAAGGTAATGGTTCATTAATTAATATATCTTCTTCTAAATCAGTTAGTGCTGATACACTTACATCATTAGAATCCAATGGTTCATCAATTATTTCATTCTCTTCTTTCGAAATATTGCTTCTAGTTAATAACAATTCAGTTTGTTTACGAATTTCTTCGTTGTTATCAAAGTATTCCAAAATTTCTATAACTTTTTCTGGTCCTAAAAATTCTGGAGTTTGATTTTCTGAAATTTCTGAATTACGTAAATTTTCAAGTTGTTGATTTTCTTCACTACATGTATCAAAAGACATATCGTGTAAGGATTCTTCACTAACAGGTGTATAGTTTGAGTTTTTAAGTTCAAATATAACACCGTTAATAATTTCCTTCACTAGTCCATCATCCACATAATTTATCAATTCATCAAGTCGTCGATTTACCATATCTATACCAATTATAACATTTTTTAAATCGTTATGTAATTTTTCTTGATACGATTTTAATTCTTTAATTTCTTTTAGGGTTTCAAAGTTGACATGAGTGGTACACTTAATGTCTTCTTCAAATTCAAATTTTTTAGTATTTGTATTAAATTCCATTGTGTTTTTATTTAAATATTCTTTTAAATTAATCATTTCTGATTTTGTATTTTCCTCATTAACTGAGGTATTATCTTCTTCTTCAAAAATTTCTTGTGTTTGTTGTGTGTTAACACACCATAAAGAAATTGGTGAAGTGTTTGGATTTAGTTCTCTTTTTCCAACATATTGTCCAGTTATATCATGATAATAATTTCTTGCTCTGCCAGATTTTCTGTTTTCTTTAATCTTTGGCTGATTTATCATATTATCAATCTTATAATTATTCAAAATATTGAAATTTAAGAGATTTGTACCATTTAATTTTTCACTATTAGGAATCAATGGTTGTAAATTCTTAATAGAGTTTTCCTCATTTCGCACAGTATCGATCGAAGCAGACAATGTAGGCAATCCGCTGTTGACCGTGTCAGAACATCCGATTTTCTGACCATGTTTATTGGTTTTTGTTGTGTTTTTCATTGTGTTATTTGTAATTTTTAATTCTTTATTGAATATTTTTATTGTTTTTGTTTGGTTGAGTAAATAAGTTATAATATATTAAAATATTTTCAGAAAAATCTACGTACAGACGCTTTGTCTTGTATTACTCGTAAATTTCCAGATACTATATCTTCTCTATGGGGAATTTTATTAATTCGCTT